TGCCAGATATTCCCAACATCCAGGCCGGCGTGATCACCGACTACGTGTATCTCGACGAGACGGAGAAATATCGCTTCGCGCAAAACCCGAGCAGATTCATGATAGAACAAACGCCGGTCATCGATACATTAAATTTTTTAACGACGACGGGAGGCGCAACGGTTCAGCAGGACAAGATCTATATACAGACTCGCGAACTGAACAAACCGTGTAAGTTTTTCGCCATCGTCGCTCTCGGTGCCAACGACTTCACCGGCTTCACATATTTGGACATCATCAAGAGCGGAACTTTCTACCTCAACAGCGACAAACAATTCGAGGATCGTTCGAGCGAATACTGGAAACTCGTACAGACGTATCAGCATTTCACGCGTTCCATTCCAGGTGACAACATCTACACGTTCAGCTTCGCGTTGAACGCATCCTCGTTCCAGCCGAACGGATTCCTCAACTTCGCTCCTTATTCGCGCTCAATGCTAGCGTTCGACATCGTCAAACAAACGGTGCCAACTCGTATGAAGACGATGGCGGTCGTAATTAACTGGTGCGATTTCTCAAGTGGCACAGCAAAGCTTCTTTTCAACTAAAATTCGATATAGTTCGTTCTTCGAAAACGTCGATATTAGCTAATATCGACGTTTCCTCCAAACGAGAAATGTCGTGTTTCTCGCAAATCACCTTGAAACATGTAACGTCGTCTGAGCTCATATCGACACTTTTAGTATAAATAAAAGCTCTGGAAAATATACAAGATGTTCGTGTCGATACCGGACAAAACCTCAGCGAAAGGACTCACATACGAGATCTCCAATATCGACTGGACCGTTCGATCGATCAGCAAAAAAGGAGTCCGGAAAACCATAAATCCGGACGAATACGGACGAGTTCGCCTCGCCGGAAAACGGTATATGGTGTACGACCTCGCAAAGCTCGTTGATTTGCCACCGAAGGAGTGGCCAGAAGATAAACGCGAGTGGGAAGAGCTACAGGATGCCGATACAGCGCATGGTCTGAGGTATCGCATGTTCGTGGACGGCGCGGGGCAGTCGATGGACCAGCACGGAAAAATTGTGGACATGACAGCGACGTGGAACCCCAGTGGTTATTATACTATGATGATCTACGGAGGCACCAAAGTTCACAATCTCATGGGCCTCACGCGATTTGTGCCGAAGCCGTCGAACATGCCGCCCGATTGGACAGTAGACCACGGCGACAAAGATCCAGGTAACAATCACGCGGACAACCTCGAGTGGAAGTCGCCGAGCGATCAGGCCAAGAACAGGCGTCCGACCGAGCAACCTAGGATCGTTTCGTATGCCGTGATCGGAACGGCTCTGCGCGACCTCGTGCTGGTAGACGGGTACGTCGTGCTGGAGGGCGAAAACGTTTACTTCGACACCGCGGATCTCTCGGTTGGCGCGATCGTGGGCGGCAATTCGAGCAAAATTTCGAGGTGTGTTTGCGGTATACAGAATTCTCACGCGGGATTCTTGTGGAAGACTCCGCTGAGCGACGGCGAGTACCCCGACGAGCTGTTCGAGAGCATAGGGGCGAACGTTTGGTACGAGCGGTCTCTCAGCAACGCCGGTCGAGTGAAGTTCGAGTTTCACCACGGGTATTCCAAGATCGTGATGGCCGCTGAGATGACGACGAAGCGTCAACGCAGAGAGACCGATGAATATCCACGCATCAGGGTCGGCGGGAAAAATGTGCGGATCCATGTGAAGATCGTGGAATCGTTCGTCGGCACATTTCCAAAGAAGATCGAGATTGGCGACCGTGATCATAAGCTCGTTGTGGATCACATAGACGATGTCAAGAGCAACTCGCGCCTCGGCAACCTCCAGCTCCTCACTCACCAGGATAACAGTCAGAAGCGATTCCTGAAATCCTACACGACCTCCGTAGCATCTTTCGTCGACGGCAAGTTCGAAAAGGCGCACAACACTCGCGCGGCGGCGACCGAGTCCGTTAAAGGCGAGTATCCCGACGCGACTCTCGAAGAGCTCAATGCGGCGATCGAGCTCATGACGGCCGGTGACGTTCCCGCGAAATTGTACGGCCGCTCGTGGATCCGCTCGCGTTTCGAGACTACACAACGTTTCGATAAATAAGTGAGTTAGCATTTCATACATTTCATGGCATATCGACACATCGCTAAATATAATCAAATATTTTGTAGACAGTTTAAAATGGCTGGCAGATACGTTAAGCTGAGCCAGATAGAGCACGTTCTCAGGCGCCCAGACACTTATGTAGGATCTGTCGAAAAGGAAACCAGGAATGACTACGTGTTTGAGGACTCTAAGATCGTCAAGAAGGACGTATTGTATTCTCCCGGTTTCCTCAAGATCTTCGACGAAATCCTCGTGAACTCCGCTGACTGTTTCAACAGAGGATCGCCGATGACGACTCTCAAAGTCACGATCTCCAATGACCACATCGTCGTATTCAACGACGGATGTTCAATCCCCACCGAGAAGAACGCAGACAACGTTTGGATTCCAGAGCTGATCTTCGGACACTTGCTGTCCGGCGAGAACTTCGACGACGAAATGGAGCGCACTGGTGCTGGTCGGAACGGGTACGGTTCTAAATTGACCAATATTTTCTCGAAGATCTTCGGCGTGGAGATTCACGACGGCGCTCACAAGTACGTTCAAACGTGGAAGGACAACATGAGCTCCTCGACCAAGCCGAAGATCACCAAATCTTCGAAACCAGGTTCTATCACCACGACGTTCTTCCCGGATTTCTCGCGTTTCGGGATGACGGAGATCGACGACGAGACTCGTTCCGTGCTCGTCCGGCGTGTGTACGACATGGCTGCCGTTCTCGGTAAGGTCCGCATATTCCTGGACGGCAAGCGTCTCGACGTGAAATCACCCAAGGACTATTTCGAGCTGTACACGGACTCCAAGATCGCGTTCGAGACCGAGAACGGCTGGGACGTCGGCGTGACGTCATCCGACGAGTTTCGATCGGTGTCGTTCGTGAACGCCTCTGCGACTCGAGGAGGCACTCACGTCGACTCTCTGTCTTCCGCGATATCGAAGGCCGTGGTGGACGCCGCCGCGAAGAAGAAGATCGTCGTCAAGCCGGCCATCGTGAAGAACAAACTTTTCGTATTCGTCAACGCCAGGATAGTAAACCCGACATTTTCGTCGCAGACCAAGGACATCCTCACGTCCAAAAACGTCAAGTTCGCACCGAGCATCGCCTTTTTGAAGAAGGCGGTGTCTATGCTCCTCGACGAAGTCATCGCCGAAACGAACGTCCGAGAGAGTCTCGCGGACATGAAGAGTCTCAAGAAGACCGACGGCGTCAAGAAGACGAGGTTGACGGGCATCAAGAAGCTCACGGACGCGTCGTGGGCGGGGACCAAAAATTCTAATTTGTGTACGCTGATCCTGACCGAGGGCGATTCAGCGGCGACGTTGGCGATCGCAGGACTGTCCGTGATCGGGCGCGAGCGATACGGAGTCTTCCCTCTGCGCGGTAAGCTTCTCAACGTGCGCGACGCCTCGGTGGCGAGCATCACCGCGAACGCAGAAATCACCGCTATAAAACAGATCCTCGGTCTGACGACCGGAAAGATTTACAAGGACGCGTCGTCGCTGCGATACGCCAGCGTGATGCTGATGACCGATGCCGACGTGGACGGTTCCCACATCCTTGGTCTCGTCATGAACTTCTTCCACGCCCAGTACCCGAGCCTCCTCGAGATCCCCGGATTCCTCAAGAAGTTCACCACGCCCATCCTGATAGCGAAGCGCGGCAAGGATATGAAGGAGTTTTACAGCATCCCCGACTTCGAGAGTTGGAAGAAGACGACGCCAGATCACGCCAAGTGGACCTGCAAGTATCTCAAGGGGTTGGGCACGTCTACAAGCGAGGACGCCAAGAGATATTTCAAGAATCTGAAGGGTCTCGCAAAAGTGTTCGAATGGACGAACGACTCCTCGGAGCTGATAGACCGCTCCTTCAACAAGGCGCGACCGGACGAGCGCAAGCAGTGGCTGCTAGACTTCCTGCCAGGGAATCAGCTCGACCAGAAGAAGTCCGCCATCCCCGTGCCGGACTTCATCGACAAGGAGCTTATCTTGTTCTCCCGGTACGACGTCGAGCGATCCATCCCGAGCGTCGTAGACGGCCTCAAACCATCGCAGCGCAAGATCCTGTTCTCGGCGTTCAAGCGGAATCTCACGAGCGAGATCAAGGTCGCTCAGTTTTCGGGATACGTGTCCGAGCACGCTGGATACCATCACGGTGAGACTTCGCTCCAGGGTGCGATCGTCGCCATGGCGCAAGATTTCACGGGATCGAATAACGTTAATCTGCTGATGCCTCGAGGTCAATTCGGGTCGCGTCTGATGGGCGGAAAAGACTCGGCGTCTGCCAGGTACATCTTCACGATGCTGTCTCCCGCTGCGCGATCGGTATTCCCGAAGGCCGACGACGTGCTCCTGAAGTATCTCGAGGACGACGGCGACCAGATCGAGCCCGAATATTACGTGCCGATCCTGCCGTTCCTCCTGTGCAACGGTTCCACGGGCATCGGCACGGGATTCAGCACGAACATTCCGAGCTACAACCCTAAGGACATCGTCGCGAACGTCAAGCGGCTCGTCGACGGCGAGGAGATGCTCCCGATGACTCCGTGGTATCGCGGGTTTACGGGCACGATAGTCGAGAAAGACGCTGGCGTGTTCACGTGCAAAGGCGTGTCGAAGATCGTTGGCAAGTCCGTCGCGATCACCGAACTACCGGTCGGCACGTGGACGTCGGACTACAAGGAGTATCTCGAAACGCTCATCGAGAAGAAGACGATCGTGGATTTCCGCGAGAAGCACACCGACTCGAACGTTCATTTCGAGATTGACTTCGTCGGCGTTCCCGATCCGAAGATCCTGAAACTCGAGAGCGTGATTCGCGAGACGAACATGCACGCGTTCGATCCATCGGGGCGGATCAAGAAGTACGATTCGCCTCTCGGCATCATCCACGACTGGTTCGAAACCCGTGCGAAGTTTTACGTGAAGAGGAAGAAGTTTTTGATTAAAGATCTCAAGCACCGTGCGATGATCGCGGCGAACAAGCATCGATTCATCTCCATGATCAACGCCGGCGAACTTATCGTCACGAAGAAGTCCGAGAGCGTTATCGTGACTGAGCTGCGCAAACTTGAATTTTACAAGGTCGATGGGAAGTATGATTATCTCGTCGACATGAAGATCGCCAGTCTGACGGCCGAGCGCGCCGAGAAGCTGCGTATCGAAGCCGAGAATTTGAAGACGGAGCTCGAGGAACTCGAGAAGACGAGCGAGCGGTCCATGTGGATCCGCGATCTCGATAACATCGCATAATGATTTTTAATGTTGTTCACATGTAAATGTCGACGCCTACCGATCAGAAAACATACGATAGGATAAAGGCGCAAGTAAAGAGAGACGCCAAGAGCAGATGGCCCAGTGCCTATCTGAGCGGCGAAGTGGTGAGAAAATACAAAGCGGCCATGGAAAAGAAGAGCAAGAAGCCGTATACGAGCAGTTCTCCTTCCAAAAAGTCGTCGTCGCTCACCAGATGGTACAAGGAATCTTGGGTCAACATCAAGACGGGAAAGCCATGTGGTTCGGTAAAGACCAAAACGTATTATCCCACATGTCGTCCCCAAAAGAGAGTAACAGTGGATACGCCCAGAACCGTCAAGGAACTCACGCCTGCTCAGAAGAAGAAGATGATCGCGCTGAAACAAAAAGCCAAGAAGAAGACCGTTCACTATAAGTATTGAGATTTTGATTTTTACATAGGGTTACAATAGCAAGCACAGAAATCACGAAATTGGCTGAACGGCACACAGATACACGGTGTTCATGTAAGTGACGTCAACGATGTCGATGGTAGCGTTTGAATACATCCCAC